GTGCCGGATGAAGGGCGGACAACTCGACGTCGCCTGGATCAGCAGCATCAGACACCAAACCCGCTTTCTGATATACGCTAGCGATCTGAGTGAATCACTCCGGCAGCTTACCGCAGTCTATCCCGATCTAATGGTACGGGAACACGCAGAGTTACCCGCCGGGAGAGTCTACCGCATCGACCTGGAGACGCTAACCCTACGCCGCCAGGAGTACGAAATGAACCTTGATCACCAGGTAGGCAAGCGTTGGCAAGACTACGGCAAGCCCTTGTCTCCGGCGATCACACTATGGCCAGCGGAGAAGACCGCCCGACTAGAGACGCCCAAAAGACTAGAAGCAGAGACGATGGATACCGAATACGCCTGGCCCACGGCTTGGCAACTAGGAGATAACTAACGCGACGATCCTAGGTGTGATCGTGTTAGTGGTACTGATAATTGTGGCCGTGCTACTGCGGCCCCTGGACTAGGAGAGACATGGAAAGCAAAGCAAAAAGAGCTCAAATCGAAGCCATCGACAGCATGATCCGCGAGACCCTCAGCGAGCAGGCAAACCTGGCAGGCATGGCGTACGGTGTGCAGGGTTACAACGATCGCATGGGATACGATCTCAGCGCTCCCGATCCTTGTGGGCACCATTGCGGTTCAGACTGCCACCGCTGCGGAGAGTGAAAATAAGAGAGGAAAAATAAGCCGGAAGCACTAAGGCACGCGCGACGGAGTTAGCTGGACAGGATGAAAAACCCAAGGATCACGTGGGAAATAATACCCACGCCCTTATCATTCTTGTCTGGCTGGCTCCCGATCGTTTTTTTGGTACTTTATAGCGCCTGACGACCGTCAAAAACGCCAAAAAAATCGTGTCGCTCGCTTCGCTCGCTCCCATCCAAGACTGATTACAATCCTGCTGTACTGATCACGTCCCTAACGGTGCTTCGCACTCAAACTCGCGCTCAAATTGCGCTCGTATTCCGAGCATGTTACGTGATCTCGACTGATCGCTCGCTGCGCTCGCTCAACCGGTACCCCCTAAAAACCCGGTCCCGCCCTCGACCCCCCACCTTACCATACTCACTCTCACTCCGCATAGTCAAAAAGTAAACGGGTACAAACATACCCCGTAATCGACACACAACGCTCTCTAAGGCACGTTATGGGGTACAGATGATGAATCCCCCATGTAAGACACAAACGAGCTTACAGAGGCTTCTAGGAGCAAAGAACGCTTACCTAAGAGAAAGTCTTATTCTAAGTAGTATTAACGTTAATAAGACTTTCTATATAAAGCAGTATAGGATACTTGACACGGCAGGGCAATAAGCATTACCCCTAATCATGCCTAAAAAGTACTACCAGACCGAGGAGTTCCTACGGTTACGCAGGAAGTACTACCAAAAGCTCAAGGATAAGGGCTTTAGGGACATAGAAAACATTGATTGGAGCACAGGTGACAGCGGTAACCTGCTAAATGGCTTTGGGCATATGGACGCAGTACGACGCTGGAGCCCAGAGAGCCAGAGATACTACGAGCTGGCCCGCCAAAAAGCTAAAGATATGCGATCCCGCAAGTATAGCAACGACGACCGCAGGGTATGGCGACTACACGCCGAGGGGCACTCCTTCCGCGCTATAGAGAGGGCAACAGGTATACCCCGAGCCCGTGTGTCACGTACCGTAAAGCGCATAGCGAAGGAAATACTACCTAATGTCAGGAACGAAGAAGACTAAGCAGCACGCAGTAACGCGAGGAACCTCCCCTGAGCGGTTGGCCCAGCTAGCTAATGAGCGGTTCAAGGATGCCGAAATCTCAGCATCCCGCAAACCGGCAGAAGGCCCGCTAACTCCCACATCAGGGCTTAGTAAGGAAAGTATTCGCGGCACAGTAGTTACAAGCCGCAACTTCAGCCCGTCCACCCGAATGCGACCTCACATCGGAGTTATGCTCTCTGATGCCTATACCGTCATAGCTGAGGAGTTTCGCGTACTGCGGAACAGAGTCGAGAGTGGTCAGGAGCTATCCCCCTCTGAAGCCCGAAAGTTTGCTGCCCTCGCTGACACGATGGCCAAGCTCGCCCGAGAAGAGCGCGAGCAGGAAAAGAAAACCGACCCCTCTCAGCTGTCCGACGAGGCGCTGCTTGAGATGTTGGAGCAAGCTAGGGAGGCACTCGGAAGCGGTGACTAATGCGTTGCTGCTGGGGTTCGTGCAAAAGAAGAGCTTCGTGGTTTGTAACTAATAGTTGGGACGGCGTGTTAAACTTTGTCGTGTGCGATATACACATGGTCCCGATGACAAACGCTTACCCGAACGGAAAGTTCGTGCTAGGCATATTAGGTAAGAAAACAAAGAACAAGGAAAGTAATGACTCTACCGATTGAGATACGCAGGGCGCGAAAGGCTGACATTCCGTTCATCACTAGCAGCTGGCTGAAGTCACACCGCTACGGGTACATGACGCAATCTGTCCCGAACACCATTTACTACCACCAGCACCACAAGATACTTGAGCATATCATCCCCAGCAGCGTAGTACTGGTTGCCTGCAATCACGAAGACCCCGACCAGATACTAGCCTGGATGTGCGCGGATGTAGTAGACACGGCGATGGTCATCCACTACGTGTACGTCAAGAAGTCGTTCCGGCGCTTTGGCCTCGCAGCCCGCCTAGTCGAGACTATGAGAAAGGTCGAGGAGCCGCCCGCGATTATGTGTACGCACTCCAACCGCGATGTACGCGATATCGTGGAGCGCAAAGAAATCATCTACAACCCCTACCTGCTTTTTGATAAGCTACCAGAAGGATGGTCTATAGATGACGAAGAAGATAGTCAATAAGGCGCACGCCAAACGGATTATCGAAGAGGCTACGAGGAGAGCCGCTAAACGCAAAAGCCTCGATCCCGAAAGCCTACTCTTCGGACCCCAAAAAAAGTTTGTGGAGGACGCGGCTCGCAACAAGGTTGCAGTATGCAGCCGTCGTGCGGGCAAGTCCTACAGCATCGCTTTTATGCTACTCACCCACGCGATGAAGCATGAGCGCAGCATTAACCCTTACATTACGCTGACGCGGGACAGCGGTAAGGACATCCTGTGGCCTGCTTTGCACGATCTAAACGATAAATTGTCGCTAAAGCTACGTTTCCGTGAAAACACCGGGGACATCATTTTGCCCAACAAATCTAAGATAATCATTAGAGGGGCGGACGACAAGAGGCAGATCGAGAAGCTGCGCGGACCTAAGTACCCGATTGCAGTCATTGACGAGGCGCAAGGCTTTCCGCACTTCTTGCACGATTTGATCGAGGACGTTCTCGAACCGGCTACGCTTGACTACGATGGGCAGATCGTAGTGACCGGCACCCCCAACTCCGCGTGTGCCGGGCCATTCTACGAGCTGACCACTCAGTCCGACGGCTGGAGCGTACACAACTGGACACTGCGTGATAACCCTCACATACCGAGCGTTGAGGATTGGTTAGAACGCAAGCGGGCGCAAAAGGGCTGGGACGACAATCACCCGACTTACCTTCGAGAGTACTGCGGCGTGTGGATCCGCGATGCGTCGTGCCTCGTGTTTGACTACTCGCCTAAGATTAACCTTATTAGTAACGTACCATTTGACGAAGCCGATGACTGGGCGTTTGTTCTCGGTATCGACCTCGGGTTCAACGACCCAACAGCGTTTGTAGTAATCGCGTATAGCCAGGACATACGGCAGGCGTTTGTGGTAGAAAGCTACAAAGAGTCTGGATTAATCCCGAGCGCGGTCGCTGCACACGTCGAAGGGTTTCTGAGTCAGTACCCCTTTACACGTATCGTTGCCGATACAGGTGGATTCGGTAAGGGTTACGCCGAAGAGATGAAGAAGCGCTTTTCGATACCCGTGGTAGCAGCGCAGAAAAACAACAAGCACGGCTACATCGAAATGATTAACGGTGACTTCCGCACGGGTAGCTTGCAGATATGCGGCACAGAGAACGCCGCGTTGCTTGACGAGATCAGCCTGCTACAGTGGGACTTAGACCGTATGGAACGTGGCCAAATGGTTATGGACCGCAGGCGGTTTCAAAATCACTTATGCGATGCTATGCTGTACGCATGGCGTGAGTGTTCTCACCAAGTAGGTGAGTTTCAGCATGATGATGAGCCCGAATACGGAACTAACGCTTACTGGA